TTCAATCCATGATATACTTTTCTTGGTATTAGTATAATGTTTAGTTTTAGCGTCAAGACCCCAATTATATAAGAAACGTGTAGAACCAAAGTGTTTAGCTAAAAACACTTTCTGTTCTTTGTTGGGGTAAATGCGATATTTATAACCTTTCTGTATCATATTTATATATTAACCAATTATTTATAAAAATAAACAAATTTTTCTTAAATTTTAACATTTTTTTAAAAAAACTTAAATTACTTCGCCTTATATACACACCTCTAAAGAGGGTGTATTTTTATGGCAGTTTTATAAAGTTCTAATCTTTCCTCAATTTCTTTTATGGTTTTCATTTTTTTCTCCTTTTAATAATTTTCTGCTTCTAATTTAGTTATAAAAAAATGTATTCCAGAAGAACACTTTTCCCATCTATTTTCATCAAACTTATCTACAGTAATAAATTCACCAACTCTATATACAATAGAAGAATTGTGTTGAGATCTTGCTTCTTTTGCTTCATATATTTCTAATACTTCTACAAATTCTGCTCTACATTTTCTACTAGTAGAATTACTTCTTTTAGATTCAGCATGAATTTTTAATTTAACTATAATATCATCTCTACATTTCTTATAACCTATTATATCTCCTTCTGCACATATAGAAGTATGAGATATTAATAATTCATTTAATTTTTGATCAGCTTCAGAAAAATTTGCTTCAGAAAAATTTGCTCCAAAAAGATTTGTTCTAAAAAAATTCACTCCAGAAAGATTTGCTTCAGAAAAATTTGCTCCAAAAAGATTTGCTCCAGAAAGATTCGCTCCAAAAAGATTTGCTCTAAAAAAATTCACTCCAGAAAGATTTGCTCTAGAAAGATTTGCTTCAGAAAAATTTGCTCCAAAAAGATTTGCTCTAAAAAAATTTGCTCCAAAAAGATTTGCTCCAGAAAAATCTACTTCAAAAAAATCTACTCCAGAAAAATCTACTCCAGAAAGATCTACTCCAGAAAGATCTACTCCAGAAAGATTTGCTTTTATTCCACCTATTTCATTTTTACTCCATTTTAAATGATTTTCCAATATTAATTTTAAATCCATTTTTATTTTCTCCTCCTTTTAATTTTCTTATTTATAATATATAAAAAATTAAACTTCCATTCTTAAAGTTTAAGAATGGAAGTTATAGTTAATTAAATCTTAGCTTAAAAATTTACCACATACTGGACAAGTATTAACTTCAACTGGTACCATTGTTACAATATGGGTATTTTTAAAGAAGCAACTTTCATCTGAACATCCAAGAGGAGTACTATCTTTATAAGAAGGTATAGTTCCCTCAAATTTAGTAATAAATCCTACCATGAAATTTTTATCTTCATCTGAAAGTTTTTCCCAATTTAGAAAATTAATTTTACATAAAGATTCAATATCAGAATTTACTGATTCTGTTTTTACTTCTCTTCTTTTTGCTTCTGTCTTTTGTTCTTCTACTGGAGGAATAAATGTATTAGATTGTTTAGCTACAAAAATATCATAACCACCTTTACTTACTTCTTTGATATTTGTATCACTTTCTATAAGTTCATGAAGATCCTCTTTAGAAGTAATACCGTGAGAATTATCAACTTCATTAATGTAATAGTATTCTTGATCTTTTGCTGATTCAACCTCTTCAATTTTACAAAGTTCCTCAAGTTCTTTTTCAAATGAAGTTCCAAGTTCTACATCACAAAGTTTGAATAAAGGAGTAAGATGTTTTTTAAGTTTTCTATAAGAAGACACTCTATACAACTTATCTAAATCATAAAGAGTATATTGTTTTTCTTCTTCCGATATTCTTGTTTTTACTCCAATACTATTAGAAGCTTCTAATATATATTTAGGATAATCAGTAATGTCGAAAACTTTATAATCTTTCTCAATTTTTGTAATAACAAGATCAATGTCCATAGTTCCTATAGCAGAACAATGTTCAAAAATTTTATCATATAGCGTTGAAGGAATTCCAGTATCTGTAAAATAAATTACTTTTTTAGATCCATCAACTTGAAGAATCTCAAATGGGGCTTTTTTAGCAGAAAGTATTTTTGCATGTTTATTTTCTTTACACCAAGTATCATGTCTATCAATCCAATTACATACTACTCTTTTAGATGGATAAAAAGATTTAGGATATTTTTCTCCTATTTTACAGTTTGTTTCCACTTCTTCAAATATTTTTGTACGAATATTAGATTTGACCCATTCTCCATTTTTTCCTTTAATATTAAGATGATCTACTGGATATATATTTCCTTTTTCATCTTTAAGAATACCATCAGAAAATTTAATCCATTTACCTTCATTTATTTTATCATAAAATTTTGTAAGAATCCAATTTGGATCTGGTAAATATTTACCATTTTTTTCAACTATTGGCCAATTAACTTTAATATAACCTTTTTTATCTGGTTTTACAATAGAAGATTGAAGAACTAACTTAGGATCAGTTGAAAGTTTACGTTGTTCAATAGGATTACCTATTATTCTTCCTACAATTTCTTGATGAGCAATAAGACCAGTTATTTCAATATCTTCATATTCTACCCCAGCCCAATTACTATTAGTTTTTACTGCTTCTTGTTCTGCTGCTTGTACTTTTCTTTTTGCGAGCGCTTGTGCAAATACATCATCGATTTGAGTCATGTTTTGTTCAGTCATCTTTTTACCTCTTTTTTTTAATGTCTCAATTTGAGACTAAATCTTATAGATGTTACACATGGTAACTTTTCTATTAGTAGATCTTAATTTTTTTTATAACTTTCTATCATCACATATTATACCCCCTTTTTCTCCTATAAATTTTTCTACTTCTAATATTTGATCAACTAAAGAATTACATTCTGCAACACAATAATCTAAATTACAAATATCTTTAGTATCTCCAGCATGAGCACAATCAAATCCAAACCACCAAAGATTGGATTCTATAGGATAGTTTAGTTTATCACCACCATCAGAAAAAGTTAATGATCCATGAACATTAAATAATATTTGTAATTGTATTTTCTCACCTTCCCAAAAAGCATAGGATAGTATTCCTCTTTTATCTGGAGTAGATTTTTTTAATGTTTCTAATAATATTGGATTTTGTAAGATTTCTGCTTCTTCATCATACTTAATTCCATATAGTATTAAATCTTTAGAAACTCCTACATATCCACAATGATGTTTTTGTCCCCAATCAACAGAAATAATTACACATCTTAATCCATTGTAAATATAATCTTTATCTACAATATAACTCATATGCATCCTCCACAACAAACAGAACAACTAGTATAATCCCAATCATAATATATGAATATTATATAAAACAGTTAAAAAAAATTAAACTATAAATTATAATTTTTAAAAAATAGTTTAATTTTTTAATTTATTTTTATATTTTATTTATTAAAAGGAGAACTTAATGAAAAGATATAAATCACAATTTATGGAAACTTTTGTAAATAATCAAGAAGATACAATGAAGATTATTACTAAAGTTTTAAAACAAAATAAAATAGATTTTTGTTTTATAGGTGGGGCGATACTTCCAGAATATGGATATAATAGAACTACAGAGGATATCGATATTCTCATATCAAAAAAAGATAAAGAAAAATTTTTAATGCTAACTGGAACTTATTTAAAAAGAAAATTTAAAGATGCTCAAAAATCTTTTTATTGGAACAACCCAAAAACACAAATAGATGTAATATATAGTGGTGATCGAGCAGGAGATATGACTAAAGGAATTGAGTATAAAGAACCTTATGAAATAGATAAGATAAAAAATACTATTCCTAAACTTACTTTAGAAAATTTAATTCAATATAAATTATGTTCTGGTACTTATGGTAAAGGAAGAATGAAAGATTTTGGAGACATTCAGGAACTTATTGTTATAAATAATCTTCCAAAAAATTATGCAGATTTATTTAGAAAAGATCTAAAAAATAAATATATCGAAATTTGGATTGACGCAATGGAGTGAACTTAACACAATTCTAAAGAGGGTGTATTTTTACGGCAGTTTTATAAATAATTTTTAATAAAAGTTGCAAGAAATCTACAAAATTTTTAGCTTCGTAATAACTTACTAATATTTAATTATATTAATAAACTAATTGTATTTATAAATTAGTTTATTATTTATATAAAAAAAAATAAAAAATATTAAATAATTCTTAATTTTGAAATGTTAAAATTATTAAAAGGAGAACTTAATGAAAACAATAAAAAATAATAAAAAACAAAAAAATCGTTTACAAATACGATCTAAAAAAGAGTATGATAAACAAATACAAAATCTTTCACATGAAACACAAAATTTTGGAGCTTATCTTTATTATAGAGATATTGATGAATTCTTCACAGAACAAAATAAACCATTTTATGATAAAGTAAATGCATATAGACTATTCCTATTATTTGGTTTTATCTATATTAAAGAAATCAAAAAATGGAGAACAGAAAGAGAAGATCTACCAGAAAATGAAATGATGAAAATGTTAAAAAGCATCATAGAAGAATCTTTTCTTGTTTTTAACTATAAAAAGGAAGAAAAAAGTGAAATTTTATAAAAAAAGTTGTAAAATAATAGATAAAAATATATAAAAACAATAAAAGTGTCATTTTTTTTAAAAATCACTTATACTAATAAATAATCAGAGGATATAATTTTCTCTGTTTACACAGAATCTAAACGCCTTGGAACGTGAGATTAGCAATAGATTACTAATTTAAAAAGAATATTTATTCTATTGTAAAAAACAAGTTTCTCCAAGGCTACTTGCTGTGTAGGCAATAGAATATTATATAACAAAAACCTCTGAATAACATCGGAGGTTTTTGTGTCTAATGAATTATTACAAAATCTAATAAATGAATTATCTAAAATGTCTTTAGAAGAAATAGCTCTTTTTTTATTAAGAGTTAATCAACCCGAAGCAGAAAAATTAATATCTAAAATCTCTATAGAAAAAAAGGACACTAAATTTTTTGGTGATTTAAACTTATTAAAACCATTTCTTACAAAAAAAGGATTAACTGGTTCATGGAGAAAATCCAATGATGGATTATTTAATCAAATAATTTTTAAATTTGGTGGGAATATAAATTTCTATAAAAACGGGACTATTTTAATTCAAGGATCTTCCAATATAAAACCGATTCTTAAATATAAACTTGAGAATGCATTAAAAAAATATTTTGCAACTTTTATTTAATGAATCAAAGATTATATTTTACAACAAATAGAAGTAAAGATATTGAAATATCTAATATACTAAAAGATATACAAAAAGATATTTTTTTAAATTATCAATTTACTAAACAATTTGAAAATATCTTCAATATTTTAGGTTATGATCTTAATGGAGAATTTATCTATTCAACTATAAATAGAGATATTTTATTATGGCAAACTACTATAAATAAACAATATACTACTCAAATATGGAATTATAAATTAAAACTATATGAATCAATTAATAGTGAATATAAATTATCTGAACATATAATACGACATTGTTTTCCTCTTGAAAGTAAAAAAGCTTTTCCTAAAAAATCTAATTGGATATCCTCTAAAGAAAATAAAATAGGAGCTCATTATATAGAAAAAGACATGTGTGGTTCTTATATTAAAAATATTTCTGATATAATAATTATAGATATAGATTGTCATAAAAAAAACACATTACAAACATATAATGAACTTTTAATCTTATTAAAACATTTTAATGATTATTTGTATCTTGAAATATCCCATGAAGGAAGTTTTCATCTTTATATTAAATTAGATAAAAAATATTCTTATATAGAACGTAAAGAATATTTAAATAAATTAAAAAAAGAAAAAAATTTATCTTGTATTGATTTACATCTCAAAATGAGATTTCCTTTTAGTTATCACTATGAACCATGTACAGAAGAAATAGAAATATTATCTATTCAAGATTCTATCAAAAATATAAATAAAAAATATAAAGAACAAATTGGATTTAATTTAAATACCAAACAAAATGAAAAAATTATATCTATTACTTCTACTCTTTATGGAAGAAAGAAAAAATCTAAAATTAAACACATCACTTCAGAAGAATTTCTAGCTACAACAAATATATATATATCATATAAAAATAGACATAATCCTATGTTAGAAATCTGTAGAATTGGAAAATTTAATAATTGGAATTATGATGAAATTCTTCATATTATTAGAACATTAGATCAAGGGAGTGATGATTTAAAAAAATGGAATGATAAAATACTTTTAAAAAATATAGAAAATATATATAATAAAAGTACTATTTATTATCAAGAATCAATCACAACTAAACCAGAAAAATTTATATCAAATATAAATAAATTACCTCTTAATATAAAAAATGTATTAGAAGATGAATCATTTATAAATAAAATTATTTTAAATTGTGAAAAAAAAATAACAAAACTTAATCAACAAAAATTTAAAATAATTTTATTAGAATTATTTGGAGCTATATTATATGATACTCAAAATAATAGAATAACTCTTAATAATAAAAAAAATAAGTATCTTATAGGAAAACAATTTTCAAGTTATTTTGCTAATAAATTAAAAGAACATTACTTAGAAATACAATCATTTGATTGTTATGGAATAATTAAAGATATACTTAATAAAAGTAATTTATTTACTCAATTTAAATCAAATACTAGAGGTTGGTATTTTAATACTTTAAATTCAGAAAATAATTTTTGTAAACAATTTGATTTATTTAATAATAAAAATCATATATTATATAATAATTATAATACTATATGTTATTTAATGATAAACTTACTTAATTCATTCTACATATTAAATAAATTAAAATTACTTATTATACAGAATTTTTTTAATGATAAAGATGATGAATTTTTAATTATAAAAGATAAATATCTAACAAATGGATGGAATGTAGCTGATGGATTTTGAGTATTTTCACAATTACACTAACAAATAATAGAAAATATTGAAAAAAAACATTGAAAGAAATTCAGGTAGATAATAGATTTGGACTAGTTTACAAAAAAAATGAAAAAATTGTTTACATTTTTAATACAGATTAAAAAATAATTTTTAATTAAGGATTTATAAGATGAGAGATACAATATGTGATAATTATGCACTTAAAAATTCTAAAATAGGTGCTAGAGAATATTGGATGATTCATAAAGGAGATGCAACTAAAGGAAAAAGAAGCTCTTCTAAAAAAGTATATCTTGATTATAATAGGGCAAAACAAGATGTAATTGAATTATGTTTTTTAACTCCTGATGAATCGTTCTATATTTTGAAATGTATTGAAGTTTTTAAAAATGTAGATGGAGCATTAAAAGCTGAAATTATTGAAAAAATAAAATAGATTGCTATCTTTTTTAAAAGAAGATTGCAAAAAATCCATGAAGTTTTTAGCTTCATGGTAGTTCACAACTAAATTATTAATTTTATTAATAATTAAATAGGAGAAAATAGAAGAAAATTCATCACTAAAAATAATATTTTTTAAAAATTTAAAAATTTAAGTATAGGAGTTTTTACATAGGTAAATAATAGTTAATAGTTAAAAAAAAAGAACGGGGGAAAAGAGAATGAATTGGTGGGAAGCAAGTAATTTGTTATTAGTTACAGTAAATATAAGTTTAGGGGTTTATTGTTTTTTTAGATTAAAAAAATTATCAAATATTATTAAAATTGGAAAGTTTTATTACCAATGTAGAATTATATTACAAGGTATTTTGTTAGTTGAACTTTATTTTATTTTAGTTTTATTTTCATGGGTAACATACAATATTTATGATCTTGTTTTAGAAAAATCATCTTTAGTTACTTTTTTATATGTTACTGCTTTTTTTACAAAAAGTTTTTTATTTTTCATAATTATTTTAAATTCAATTTTTTGGACAAATAAAAAATTAAAATAAGGATTCAATTAAAATGGAAAAGAGTACCCTTGAATTAGTTGGCCAGTGGAGTGCCTATTTAGTCGTAATTATTGTTGCATTTGTAAAAGTAGTTTATACAGTTTATCAATATTTTAAAAATTTTAAAAATATTATTAAAGATAAAGATAAAAATAAAGATAAGGATAGTTTTACAGTAAATGTAAATACTCCAATTTCTTCTTCAAATTTAATAGTTGATAAAAATGAGTTAGATCATCCTTTTTATTTTCTCTTAGAACAAGGGAAAATACTTACTGCAATAGAAGAATTACAGTCTTCTATTCTTAAAGAACAATTAGATTATTTTTCAAAATATATTAAAACTATAGAAGTAATTGCAATAAAAAATATGATAGGTATTCTTTCTTCAGCAAATCTTGATGACAATCTTTATATAACTTATTTTTCTAACTTTGAAAATTTTTTAACTATATGCAGTTATGAAATTATTTCAGAATTTCGACATATGTGTAAAACCAATCATTTTTCTGAATATTCTGTAGAAGGATTTAGAGAATTATCAAAAAGAAATATAATTATTATTGAAGGAACAATAATTGAATTATTAAGAACAAAATATCCACAGCATGAAAATATTGAAAATTTTAAAAAATTATATGAAATGAAATATATGATTAGAGATGCACTTAAAGATTGTTTTCAATATTCTAGAAATATATCAATTGAAAAAATACAGAAAATAAATGAAACTATTAATTGTTTTGAAACTAAAGTATTTACTTCTTTTGGATCAAAATATGTAGTAAGAATTTAAAAAAATTTTAGTTCACACTAATAAAATAATTTAAAAACAGGAGATACTTAATGGCTAGAATGATACATCAATATAAAATAATAGATTCAAGTAAAGATAATTTTATGCAAATAGCAAATATAAATTTAAGAAAAGAATGGACACCTTTTACTACAATTCAACAGGCATTGATTCCTTTTATTAAAACCATATCAAATCCTAATGGTTTATTAGATTATAATAAAAAAAATATGGAAAGTAATGAGGTAGTATATAGATCTATCCCAGATATAGAAAATCTTTCTATATATTCTAAACAAGATTTATTTATTATGACTAGACAAGAACTTTGTGAGATATGTAAAGCCTATACAATTATTACTCAAAATAAAAGAAATGAAAGATTAATAAAAGAAATATTAGAATCTCAAGCAAAATATTCAACTAATAAACAAATACAAAAGGAACTAAGTCAAACAGAAATTAAAACAAAAATTAATATTTTGTTAGATACTAATAAAACAATATAAATAATAAAAAGTAAAAGAAAATTTTTTATTATTTTAAAAAATTGGAGTTATAATGTGAAAAATTTTATAGAATTATTTATACTTGAAAATGGATTTCCTGCATCAATAGTTAAAAAAACATACATAACTGCATATAAAGAAAGTAAACAATTAGCTAAAGAAAATGATCTAAATTTTATTAAAGAAACAATGGAAATTCTTCTTGAAATTAATAATAATAATTGTGCTTATAGATTTTTAGAAAGTAATTTTTTAAATTTTAATGAATTTATAAATAGTCTTTTTGATGAAGATACAATTATTACAAAAGAAGAACTATTAAGTACAAATTTTACTCCAGATCAAAAACCACAAAATGGTGGAGAAAAAAATAATCATAAATTTAAAGTATCTATGTTAGGTTTTGATAATTCAGATGAAGAAGAAAATAAAGAGGCGTTAGTCTAATTGAAAAGATATAAACGTCAATTTGATATTTATAATCATTCTATTGATTCTGTAAGATATGATTTAAAGGTGGTATAAGTGAGTGAAAGGTACTATCAGGACTCAGTAAATTATCCTTATGCAATAAGAAGTGTATTAGAGAGAGTTATACTTTATTTTGCTCAAATGATATATCCAACTGAAACTTTAATCAATGCAAAAAAAAGAATAATTATGGCAGATGTTTCTGATGATGGAAATTCTATTAGACGCTCAATAGATATATTTAAAACTACTGGAGGTTCTTTTCCTTCAACTTTCTACGCTATTTCTGATGATGCTCCATTAGGATATAAATCTCATTTACAATGTAATGGAAACTATTATAGTGAACTTATTGGAGCATATATATCTTTTGTTCCTATGACTTTAACAATACCCTTTACAACCATTTTTACAACACCTTATGACTTCTGGAAGGGAATGGCACTTTTTTCCTTGGACGAAGCATGTCTAACTAGATTAGATGTGCCTGTTACTTTAAATGGTGTATTATGTTCTATGGTAATAGATCTTAATTACACTACAGAAAGAGGACAAATGGCATTTGATTATGAACAACAATTAAATATGGGAAAACTCTATCCTGTAATCCACACGGTTGATATAAAATGCAGTTATATAATATTAAATATGCAAAATAGTCCTAATCAAGATACAACAGGCGGAATAAATACACCTAAAGTTGTTTATCATGTTGATGATTTGATACTTAAGCTTTCAGAATTACAAAATGCAGTTAATCTTGATCAAAATCCATTATTAGATACTTTACATTCTCCATCTATTCCAACAATTACATCAGTACCATTAAATAATGCAATTGGAGTTTCTAAATCAAATAATATTGTATTAACTTTTAATGTAGCTATGAATGAAAACAGTGTACTAAGTAATCTTGATATGGTTCCTTATTGTGATAAAGATATGAGTTTTGATATAACTTCTAAAATACTTACTATAAATCCTAGGAGTAATTTAACAGGTTTAACCCAATATGAAATACTAATAAACACAAATGCTAAATCAGGTGATGGAATATATTTGGAAGATGATTACAGTTTAACTTTTACAACGGTAATATAATATGAAAAAATATATACCATATAAGGATAATGAAAAATTCCATAGTAGTAAAAAAAGTCATTTCTTTAATGAAGCAGTTTTTAGACCAGATAATTATGCTAAAGAATTATATAATATAATGGTTAATATTATAGAGGAATATAAAAATTCTAATTTGAAATATGATTATCAAATATGTAAGGTATTAACTGATATTTTTTCAAAATATAATATTGTATTTATTCCAAAAGGTACTTATTATAATAATGGATATTTTTCTGGAATTAATGAGATGGAATCTGGAGAAAAATCTTTATTAATTAGAATTCTTTGTAGTTTATCTATAGGGGATTTATTTAAAAGTGATAATTTAAAACGAGATTTTTTAAAAGATTTTAAACAATTAATATTACATGAATTAGTTCATAGGGGACAATATATATCATTTAATAGAAATAAAATACAAAATGAATTAATTCAATTTTCAAAAAATAAAATTGATTTAGCATATTATTCATTAAAACCTGAAATTATGGCTTATGCTTGTTTAATTGTTGAAGAATTAAGATTTCAAGATTTAGAAGATTCAGAAATCTTAAAATTTATTAATAATAGAGATAAGTTTAAAAGATATGAAAGTAAAACTTATGATTTATATAAAGAAATTTATGGTAAATCTAATGTATTTACAAGATTACTTAAATATATTTATGAGTATATTAAAGGAGATTTAACTAAAAATATAATTGAAATAGGAAGTTAAATGACATATTCAATCGTTGATACCATTTCAGAAAAGCTTGCACCAATGTATAGAAAATTAAATGATTTTACTATCTCTACTCTATTAGGTACTGAATGTAAAGTTTTAAGAATAACTAAAACTATTGCTGATGTAATGGGAGAAACTCAAGAATCAGTTGTTAGTTATGTGATAGATAATGTAATTATAAAGCATCCATATGCAGCAAATGTTCAAATGTTTGAAACTTACAATCAAATACAACAACAAATAACTACCGGCGCGATTGATTTGTGGGACATACTTCCGATTGAGTTAAAAGTCCCCTTAAATGATGGTAATATAGAAACTGATGCAATAGCTATAAAAAGAGGTGATATAATAGTAGAAATACTTAAAGATGAAAATCAAAATAAAATTCCTCTTATCATGGAATGTACTAAGTTATTTGGTAGCTTATTTGTAAAACAAGTCATAAATAAAAAATATGAATTGACTCTTTATAGAGGAATTTTAAGCAGTTCTATAAGAGAAGCGGTAAACACATTTGTAAATGAAAATTAGTAATGAAAGAATTAAAAATGAAAAGATATAAATCAGTATTTGACAGATTAAATGAACCTGTTAATACTTTTTATAATGGGGAATATCATACTCCTCCCAGTAGAACAAGTGAATTTTTAGTTGAAGCTGTATATAGACCGGATAAATATGTTAATATAGTTTATAATCATCTTAAAAGTATTTTAAAAATTTATAATAAATCTTTTAAATATGGAGAATTAGTTTGTGAATTTTTAACAGATAAGTTTAAAGAATTTAATATTATATTTAATTATGAAGGAAGTTTTAATTCTGATGGAAGAAAATATGCTATAAATTCAATGGATACGGGAGTCAATTCTTTAACTATCACTATTCAGTGCAGTCCTATTATTGATCAATTATTTTTAAGTATTGATTTACAAAAATTATTTTTACAATATTTTAAGGAACTTATAGGGCATGAGTTAATACATAGAAGTCAATCTATATCAATAAAAAACTATACATTACAAAAATATATAAATAAATATATTAATATTGCGCAAGGAGTGGGTTATTATGCAGATAAAGCCGAACTTATGTCCTATGCCTGGCAAATAATTGAGGAGTTGAGATTTCAAGGAGCTTATGATATGGATATTTTAGAATATATAAAAGATATTGGTAAACATCCTGGATATTCTTGTTTAATATATGAAGAAGTATACTTAAAATATTATAGAAATACTATGATAATAAATAGGTTAATAAAGTATATCTATGAATATCTAAAAGGTAATATAAATATTAATGAAATATATTTAAAATAAAAGGAGAATTAAAAAATGAATAAAGAAGATTTTATTAAAAATTTTAAATAGAGTTTTGGTAATCTAAAATTACCTAAAATGACATTAAAAAGATTTCTGAAGACAGAAAAAGCAATAGAAAATTTTATAAATAAAAAATAATTTTAAAAAATGAAAAAATGAAAAAATGAAAAGATATAAAAGAAAATTTACAAATGATTTTATGGGATATACATTACCATTGATAGAAATGGTTCAGAGACCAGAAAATTATATAAATATATTAATAGAAAAGATAAAAAATTTCTATGAGAAAAATGAATTTTTAAATTTAAATGATTTAATAGTATCTATAAATTCTTATTTTATAAATGAAAAAATAGAATTTATAGAAAGAGAAAAAAGTTCAAAGTTTGATAGTGGTTTATTTTCTGCTGGATATAAACCCAAAACAGATACAATAATTTTATTTTATACTACTGATATTTCTAATGCTTTTAAAATTAAAAATAAAAAGCATGATTATACAGATTTTAAATGGTTTTTAGATGATTTTATTGATTTTATAGGACATGAAATAATTCATAGAATGCAATCTGTAAATGATAAAGTTAATAATATCAAAGCAATGTCAAATGAAAATGAAAAACTTCATTATTCTCAACCCAAAGAAATTATGGCTTATGCTTGGTTAATAGTACAAACATTTAAAATGAATGGTAAAGATAATGATTATATTAAATTCGTTTTATCAAATAAAAGAGATGATCATAATATAAAAATAATAAACTATATACCAGCATTTAAAAAGTATTATAATTTTTTTGATAAAGATTCTAATGTAATGAAATTACTATATAAATATATTTATCAATATATTAATAATTAATTTTAAAAAATAATATTACTAATAAAAAAGTTAAAATAATAAAAAAGAGGTTATATCAATATGTCAAGTAAAAAATTTGTTCCCTATACGAGTTATTTTGGAGAAAGTAAAGAAGTTAGTAAAAAATCTAAATCTTCAAGAATTCTTGAAAGAGCTATTAAAGAGCTTTATTCAATTAAAAGAAGTTTAAATAAACTTAAAGAAGATGAAGAAATAAGTGCTGAAGATATTGCTGATGCAGTAGATTCTGTTAATGAAGTTATACAAGATATTATACCTATAGTTGGTGCGGCAGATCCTGCAATTGCTGAACTTATTGATGCAGCTAAAGAACTTGAAGATTTTAATGAAGAAGATTTCATAATGGAAGCTGAAGAAGATGAAAAAGATTCTGAAGATGATGAAGATGATGAAGAAGAGAAAAAAGAAGCTTGCAAAAAAAAGAAATAATTCCTCCTAATTGTTAAAGAGGGCACAAAAAACTTATAAAATAAATTTATACATTGTGCCCTCTTATTTAAAAATGATGATAGTAAAATTTAAATTAGGATTTAAACCTATACAAATAATAGAAAATTTTTATACTGATTGTATTTTTATTTATTTTTTTTCAATATAAATAATTTCACTCATTTTTATATAAACTAGTTTTTAATTTTCCTCCATCTGTTCCTAATAATTTAATAAGTATGTTTTTGACAATCCACCAGGACGTTTTATCGAAAAATATCATGCCTTTTGGATTTGTTTTATTTGGTGGATAACTTGCATAACATCTACCAAATAATAAATTATGTTTTTTAAGAATAAATTCTAAAAAAAAGAAAAAATTCATTTGAATTCCATTTCGTATATTTCTTTCTCCTATTTGTTGAGAAGTCATTGAAGGATTTTTTATTATTGGCTTTTTAAACGAGCCCGTTCTCCATTTGAATGTCGAAAAAATTCCTTTATCAATATTTTCTATTAAGAATATTACTGGATATTTATGTATTTTAATTGTATCAGTCTTCTTATATGATTTAGGATCTGACATAACAATAAATTCTAATTTAATATTCCTCCCTACCTGTTCCCAACTTTTAGTTGATGGATTATATTTATAATTATTTCTTCTAGTTACTCTAGCAGATTTTATATCTAATTTAGCTCTTTTATTTTTATCATCTCCATCTTTTGATTTATAATATCTCCAACTTAATTTTATAACATCTGCGATAGTTAATCCTTTTGTTGTTAATCTATTTGATTGATCCACTATTTAACATCCTTAATTATTTATATAGATTTATCTTTAATAGTACATATAAATAATTATTTACAAATATTATTATTTCTTTTAATATGAAATTTTTTACTAATTAAAAATAATTTAAATTATTAGTAAAAAAAAATAAATGATAAGATATCTTTAAGGAATGAATAATGAAAAAGTATAAAAAATATTATGAAGAAGAAGAAATACCAAAGGAAATGATTAATTGGTTTAAAGAAAGAACTAAAAAACATATTGATCTAGTTAAAAAATATGGAGGTCTTATTTTAAATAATATTGATCTAAAAAGTTCTATCAATATACCTAAATTTTTACATGATATTCATGAACATGATCAATCTAAATTTTTAGAACCAGAAAAAACACCTTATATTTATATATCATGGGATTATCACTGTAAAGATTTACAAATACCTTTTCAAATTCCAAAAGAAATAATTGAACAAACTAATAAAGCTTCAAATATACATGTATGTAATAACAAACATCATCCAGAATATTGGATGAAAAATAAAACATTAGATGTTATAAACAGGTCAGATAGAGATCAACCAAATGATTTTTTAATTGATTGTACATTGATGCCATTAACTTATATAGCAAGTATGTGTACAGACTGGATGGCAATGTCAGACGAAAAGGGAACGTCTCCTCAAGAATGGGCTAAAAAAAATATAAACATTAGATGGAGATTTACAAAAGAACAAGAAAATTTTATTTATAAAATTTTAGATACAATATGGAAGTAATGTCGTACTAATAAATAATAAAATTATTATTAGAGAGATATTATAATGGCGGATAAATTACATAAAGATAAAACTGTTTCTGACAGGTTAAAGAAGTTTTTTGGTTTTGGAATTACACCAACTGCTAATCAAATTCAAGATAAAATCCAATTATATAAAACTGTAAAAGGAATAGATAATAAAGGTAAATCTTATACTACATTAGAGAGAGAAAAATTAAGTCCTGATACGGATATGTTATTTAAGTATTGGGTTACAGGATGTCATGATAATGCTCAAGAGTCTTGGGCTAATATGCAAAATGTTTACGATGATATGGACCTTTTATATTTTAATGCGGCTCAAATTAGTAAATCGACAGAAATTTGGATAGATGAAATTTTGCAAGCGGACAGTAACAACCAAACAATGTTTGTTGAAGCTAAACAGAAAGTAAAAAAATATATTGAAAAATTTTTTGATGATATAAATCTTAATGAATTATTAAGACCAACAGTAGCAGATATTGTTCAATATGGTAATGCAGGATGGGTACTTGGATTTGATAATAAAGGGATAAATGAAGTTAAGAGAATAAATATAAGATATCTTAAAGAAAGAATGGAATTTTCTCCTATTGACCTTCATGCTGCTTTAAAAGATGGAACAAATAAAATACATGCCTATCGAAATTCTATAAATAGTATTAATGATTTAATTGATATGATACAAAATAAAGAAAATGAAGCTTCATATTTTAAAGAATATTTATTAGGATTTATTGTTGAAGATAAAATATTACCTCCTTGGAAATTTTTACATTTTAGAAATTTAACAAATAAAAGTCCATTTGCTCCATTTGGTATTCCTACTTTTATACATGCAATGGCTCCATATAGACAATATGATGCAGCGATGGCATTACAAATGGTAGCTCGAGGAGCAATGTTTCCTAAATCTGTATATAAATTAAAATTACCCAATATTGTAAGCCCAACAGAGAAGTTTGCTAAAGCAGCAGAATTTATGAATGAGATGTTAAATTCAGGGTTTGGATCTGCAAAGAAAGAACTTCCTGGTATTGGAGACGTAATTGTGACCATAGATGATTTATTTGATTATGAACAAATCTCTGCTGATATAGAACTTAAAGGAATAGATGATATTAAATTACTTAAAGATGATATATATGATGCATGCTTACTTCCTAGAAAACTTATAGATCCTAGTGATTCAGGATTTGGAGATTCAGGAGTAGCATATATAGAACAATTTAAACCCTTTGCAAGAATGATTTATCGATTTCAATCCATACTTTTAAATAATATTTCTCAACTTATTAAAATACATTTAATGCATACAGGGGATTTTGAGTTAGATGAAATAGAATTTTCTTTATCTATGCCTTATCCAGAAGCTCAAACAAACAATGATTTAATTTCTGCTCAAAGTTCATTACTTGATCTTGCTAATAATATTATAGGAGCAATAGAGGATAGAGTTACTGGTGGAGAAAAATTACCACCTGAACTTATTAAAACTATATATCATAAATTTCTACCTTATGACGCTTCTACTGTAGATTTTTGGGTAGATGAAGCAGTAAAAGCTAAAGATAATGGAGAAACTATTTCAGATGAATCTGATGATTTTGATACAGAATTAAATAATATTAATATAGATTCTGAAGAACCTGAAATAAATGAAGAAGGTAAATATAATTTAAAAGAAAGAAATATAAGATCAAGAAAAAGTTGGAGATTGTTAGAAAGTAAAATTGGTAAGAAGAAACTTAAAGAAACTATTGAAGATATTTCATTTGAATGTTTTGTTAATTCATCGTTAAGAGATGGATCTTTAAAAGGTAGACATTATTATACAAGTAAAAATAAATATACTGATTTTAATCTTAAAGAATTTGCAGAAATTAGAAAAAAAGGATTAAATAAATTAAAAGAAAAAAATAAATCTTATGTTAATAGATTCGATGAATATAAAATAAATGTAGAAGAAGATTAAAATATATAAAAAATAGTTTAATTTTTTAAATATTTTTTATATATTATATATAGGTAATTAAAATATGAAAAAATATATACCATATAAAATTGAAGAATCTAAAAATATCTATCAAAAAAAATTATTAAATAGTTCTTATATTATCAAATTTAATGCATTAATTCGATTACAAGAAAAAGCATTATTTTTCAATAAAATTAGATATAAATTTTCTGAAACATTTCAAATGCCAGAAATTATAGATATGCTTAATGATTTAGAAAAAAATAATATAATAGAAGATTATGTAATTGGAGGAACTACAGCTCTTTTATATTATTCTACTCCTCATCTAACAGATGATATTGATGTTTTTATTAAAAAGAAACAAAAAGGAATTTTTTGATCTATATGAATTTTTAAAAAATAAATATAAGGCAAAAGAAGAGGGTGAATTTTTAATTATAAAAGGTAATCCAATACAATTTTTAGTTCCTGGAGATAAACTTACTCAAGAAGCTTTTAATTATCCTAATAATGTACAGATAAGAGGTAAAAAATTTAAGATATTTTCGTTAGAATATCTAATAGCTATTATGTTATTTTTAGGTAAATCTAAATATAGAGAAAGATTAAGAATTATAAAAGATGAAAATAGATATAATGTGAATATATTAAATAATATTTTACATAATTATAGTTTATTAGAAAAATGGATTAAAATAGAAATATAATTAAGAGGAATATAGATGGAACAATTAGTTGAAGTAGATGGACAACAAATAACAAAAGAACAATTAGAAGAAATGTTAAAAGATTCTAATATACGACTTAAAGAAATAGAACCTGGTAAATATAAAAAATTAGAAAAATTATTAGGGTAAAAATATAAGGAGTAATACATGATTTTTTCTGAACAAGAAAAACAAGCATTTTCTAAAATAGTAGCTTTATCATCTAAGGATCAAGGGACAGTCCGTGATGTGCTCTTCGCTATATTAACTTATGCAACAATAGACGCTTTTAATCAAGAAGAAAATGAAATTATTATTCCATATTTGTGTTCTTTAAAACTAAAATATATAGAACAAGTAAATGAAAAAGGAATAGAATCTAATATTAATATAACTGCAGAACCTTCTGTAATACTTCTTAGAGAATTTGTATCTATAAAAAACAACGAAGAACATACTACTAAAAAATATTATAAACGACAAATTAGATTATATTTTAAAAATTTATTAAAAATAGATATTGAAGAATAAATAGAATTATTAAATAGAAATAGAATTTTTATGAAATATTATTATTATCAAGACATCTCATTAGAAGATATTTATATAATTTGGAATAAATTTTTTAATCATTATACTTTTGCATTTTATGTGGCAATTATAAAATTTAAATTTTTTGTAAGGATTATTTAATGGATTGGATAATTTTATTTCAAAATAAAAATGATAGAGTTATATTTGTTTCTTCTTTAAATCCTAATGAAAGAGATTCATTATCTTATTATCAATTTTTTGAATTTATAAATAAAGAATTCAATATACATAATTTTTTAGAATTTAAAAATCAACTTGATAGATTTAAAGTTATATACTTATTACGAAGTGGTTTATGGGAAATAATACAACTTGAAGAACAAGAAGCAACTTTTGAAGAATTATATAAAATAAATGGAGATAGTAAAGAACAAGAAGAAAAATCAATTACTAAAAAAACTGTTGATAAATCTAAAATATTTTTAAATAAAATTTTTGATTTTAGAAAAAAGGAGTTTAATTATGGTATTAGGAAAAATAATTCTTTTATTAATAAAAAATAAAATTGGAGAAATAATTATATGAGTTTAACTTTAGAAATTGATGATACTTTTGAACAAGTATTTGAATTTGAAACTTTTGAAATTGTACTATCAAAAAATGGTAATTATCTTTTATGCGATGCAGGTTTTTTTCCAATAGAGGGATTAGAAAGTTTTAAATTAATTAGTGAACAATATATAATTTTAAATACTGATGGTGATACTTTTTTTATTTCTGAGGAAGAGTTTGAAAAAATAAAAGAAATATATATTAAACATATGTAGTTTATCATTAATAATTTTATCTATAAGGATAAAAAAATTTTAAATAAGGAGAAAAATATAAATGAAAAAAATTAAAAAATTAACTAAAAAACAAGAAGTACAATTAGAAGTCTACAAAAATAAATGGTTAGAAATTGGTCTATCGACTAAACAACCCTCTTTTGATAGAACAAAAGAAATTATTGATAATGTTTATATTCATCTATTAGAAAAACCAGTAGTTCCTGTAGTAGTATTGGATAATCCTTATGATACTTGGGTAGCAGTATGCATTTATGTGTTAGAACAAAATCAAGTTGAAAATCAAGTTGAAAATCAAGTTGAAAATCAAGTTGAAAATCAAATTAGAAATCAAGTTGAAAAACAAGTTTGGGATCAAGTTATGAATCAAATTGGAAATCAAGTTAGAAATCAAGTTAGAAATCAAGTTGAAAATCAAGTTGAAAATCAAGTTATGAATCAAGTTATGAATCAAGTTATGAATCAAGTTTGGGATCAAAAAGAACTATTAAATTTTGTTTATTCTTACTTAGATGGAAATTTAATATCAGGGTATTTTTCGTTCTATGATTTTTGTTTGACGGAATTAAATATAGATTTAGATATTAAATTTAAAAATAATTTCAATGTTTATAAAGATACTTCTGAGTTATCTTTAATCTATCCTTTTGATGATATTTGTTTTATATGTTCTAAGCCAATAGAAATACATTTTAATGAAAATAAAGTTTTGCATAATTCTAATGGAGCAAGTATTAAATATAAAAATGGATTTGAATTATATCATCTTAATGGAGTAAAAGTAACAAAAGAAATTATAAAATTTAAACCAGAAAAAATTACAGTTAATATGATTCTACAAGAACAAAATGTAGAAGTACGGCGAGAGCTTTTAAGAAAATTAGGTATAGATAGATTTATTAAAAAACTTAAAACTAAGCCAACTAATATTTCAAAAGATGGAGTATATAAACTTTACAAGATTAAAATTGGAAATGATGTTGATGCTACTTATCTTAAAATGTTAAATCCTTCATTAAAAGATACTTATCATTTTGAAGGAGTAGTCAATAGTTGTAATACAGTAGAAGAAGCACTTGCTTGGAGAGACTCAGAAGATGAATATATTAAACCAGTGAAGTTAACATAAAGGAGCATAATTATGGGAATTGTACCACCTAAAATACCTAAAATACTAAGAATTATAGAATTTAATGAATATACTGATACTGAGGTTTGTGAATATTGTTCAACTATTAAATTACAAAATAAGATTTGTAAAAATTGTGGTAGTAAATAAAAAGGGAGAAGAAAAATGAAAAAATATCAGCAGGGTGATTTAATCTTAAAAGAAAGTAAAGTTGCTAAAAAAGATTATGGTAAAAAACTTAATCATTTACTATTACAGCAATCAAATGTAAGTAATCATAAACATCAAATAATTAAAGGGACTGCTATACTTTATTCAACACAGAAAGCGGATGAATTTTATCTTGACATTACTTCAGAGAAAGCCGTACTGGTGCATGAAGAACATACTTCTATAAATATACCTAAAGGAAAATATTTTGTATATGGAGTAAGAGAATTTGATCCATTTAAAGATGTTATAAGAAGAGTAAGAGATTAGATGGAAAACTGGAATTGTGTAGATATTATATATTCTGAAATACCAGGAACTGAAGTAACAATTAACGGAGTTGAATTAAAATTTATAAGTTTTGACATACCTATAGAAGATATATATGAAAAAATAACTATAAATCCTGTAGATTTTTCTGGAGAGTTTAGATGTACTTCCGATAATACTAAGTTATTAAAAAAATTATTTTTAAAGCTTCCAAGAAAATTAAAGAAAAAATTACATGGAACAAGAGATTCAAGGAGAAGAAATAAAATAAATTATGTTTGATAATTTCAATAAAAATATTGATATAATTTCTGCATTAAATACTTTAAATATAAAACATCAAAATAAACCAAATTCTAAAGGATGGATTGATATTATCTGTCCTTTACATAATGATCATTCTTTTGGTAATGCTTCTATTAATATTAATAGTGGTGTTATTTCTTGTTTTAAATGTGGTCAATCAAAAAATATATCTTCTTTATTAAAAGAAAGAAATAGTAATTATATTTATACTCCTCAAATTTTAATACAACCAAAAATAAAAAAACAAATACAAAATTCTAGTATAAATAAAGATCTAATTTATAACTTTATACATAAAGAAATAGATAAACCAGAAGATTTTTATTATTTAAAACAAAGGGGATTTACAAAAGAATTTTGTAAAGAATTTAAAATTGTTAGAAGTTTTACTGATCCATATTGTGATTATTTTGCTTTTCCTATTATAGATTCTAATAAAAGCATATGTCTTACAGAGTTTAGAAAACTTATGCAAATAGAATATTTACAAACTTATTATAATTCTTGTTCTTTATCTTATGAACAATTAAATGAAGATTTTAAACAGCATTGTAAAGATAATAATATTCATATTACCAATTATAAACTATATAAAGGAAATGAGATAATAATAGATAAAGTATTATTTTATCTTTTAGATAAGAAAGTTAAATATGAATCAGGATCAAGAATAAAAGAAACAATTTTTAATATAGATAATTTAAATTATAATGAAATTTTGTGGCTTGTAGAAGGGATAGGTTCAATTCCAAAAATTTGGAATAATATTTCTAAAAATGTAACATGTACTTTTGGTTCACAAATAAGTTTGGATCAAATTATTTATTTAAAAAAATTCAAACAAGTAAATTTAGTTGTTGATCAAGATGAAGCCGGAGTAAAGATGGTAATAAAATTGAGAGGTGAATTAAAAAAATTTTTCATAATTGATATTTTATATGAAGATACAGATGAAGAATATGTTAATGCTATTAAAAACTGTAAATTAAAACTACAAGAGGAATTTTTAGCAAAAAGTATTTTAAAATATGGTAAAACTTTATTTTAGCCCATAGTATCTTTTTCTAAAAAATTCTAAAATTTTATAGTTCCCTATTAGTAATAAAAAAAACAATCAATATTCATAATAAAACAAAGCAAGAAATCCATAAAGTCTTCAGTTTCATAGCAATTCACTAAGAAAGAATATTAAAAAATAAATTACTAATAATTAAAATAAGTTATTAGGCATATAAATAAATGAAATTTATAGAAGTAGAAACATCATCTTATTCATTTAATCCCATTCACGATTATGGGTTTGATACTCCTTTTTTAACTGCTGGTAAAATATTAATAAGAGATTTGGGTCTTGAAAAATTTGGTAAAAATATTTTTATACAAAAAGTTATTGGTAGTGCTCTTCCTATTTATATAATTACTTATAATAGTAAATATCCTAATGTAGCTTTATCAGCCTCAAAAGTAAAAAAATTAAAATTTACTTGGATTGGTAAAATAAAAAGAAAAGCAATACATACATATGTTAAACCAGTTAAACTTACACCCCCTTTATATTTAGATTCTGCTATGGTTACTATGACATCAGGAAGTCTAGTAATTTTTCGTGACCTCGCTGGAGAATATTTAAGAAATTATAAAATGTTTTCATATACAGATACAATCTTAGACCATAAAGTGAATGGAATATAAAAAATAAATAAGAGGTATATAATTATGATATGTAAAAGATGTAAAAATGGAATATATCTAAAAGAGAATTATTTTTACAAGGATAGATATATAATTATATATAAATGTAGTGTATGTGAAAATATAATTAAACTTAAATAAAGGATAAAAATGGAATCAAAAAAAATAGATACTACATTAATCTTATATTTAAAAGGAAGATTAGATGCTTATTTATCTAAAACAGTAGAAAAAGAAATTAATGAATTTATTAATATAGAAACATCCTGTAATTTTATATTTAATTTAAAAGATGTTGAATACTTAAGTAGTTCAGGTCTTAGAATTTTTGTTTCAACAACAAGAATTCTTAAAGAAAATAAAAGAATATTAGTTCTTTGTAATATGAATAAGGCAGTTCATAATATATTTAGAATAGTTGAATTATTAGATATGTTTAATATTTTTAATACTGAAAAAGAAGCAATAGATTTTTTAAGAAAAAAATAGAGAGAGAATAAATAAGATGAAATTATATGAAAGTGCTTTTAGTAGAACAGATAAAATATTAAATTGTGCAATTGGATCAAAAAAATATGAAGTAGATTTAACTGAAAATATAAAAGAGTATACTCATTTATTTGGGCCAAAACTTATAAATATAGAAAAAGTATTTGGAAAACAACTTAAATTAAAAGGTGGACCTAATCATGCTGAGTATTCTTTTAAGGGGGTTATACCTATAACCCCAGAAGGACTTTTAGCAACTGCTTATCAATTAACAGGAGATAAAATATTTAAATCTTTAAATTCTGTAATAATTACAATATTTGGAAAAGTACAAGGTTCTTTTGATTATTGGGTAGAAGTTCCAGATTATAATCATACAGATATAGAAATAGATTTTACTTATTTATACCCCGATACTCTTGAGATTCAAATTGATATAGTGGCAGATTAAGATGAAAAGATATAATTCTATAAAATTACAAAAAGAAAAGTACAATTAAAAAATATTTCAGATAAAGGTAAATAATTATGCCTGCTGCTAGTCATAAACAACAAAAATACATTTATTTTCTTAGAGGAAAATATAAAACTAAAACAGATACTCCAGAAAAATTTAAATGGATATGGGATGAGGGGTATTCAAAAATAAAAGAAAGATATACTCCTTTTAATTTTAAAAAATAATGTGAATCTAAGTTCTAATACTCAGTATATAATTCGTAAATATATTAAAAATAATAAATATAGCATAATTCTTAAAACATTTAAAATTTCTTTCACAGATACTATAGATATAATTATATTATTACAAGAAGAATATACAAAGACTACAGATGAAAATATTAAAAAAGCTATAGATGAATTAAGAAAAGAAAGGTTCAAGAAATGAAAAGATATAAAGTTTATTTTAAAGAGAATTCGCATCCTATTATATTTCATCCTTTTAAAGCTTGGTATTTTCCAGATAAAGATGAATTTGTTAAATTTAATGCAAATAAAGATTATCTTAATTATGTTAAATCTATGTATCAAGCATACAATGAAGGTGCTATTAGATTTTATATAAGTCCTATTGAAGTAGTTATAGAAACACTTCAACAACCTGATAATAATTTATATTTTAAAGTTATAAAATTATTATCAAAAAATATGGAAGATTTTAATAAAGTTAAAACTATCATATGGGATTCAATTAAAGACAGAAAAACAAAAATATTTAAAATAAAAAAATCTATTGAAATTCCTCTTGAAAAAGGTAATCATTTTAAATATGGAAAATTTAAAAATAAAGATGCTATATATGATAGTAATTATATAAATGAAAAAGGAGATCTTATCATAATTACTGATACAGGTAAGGAAATCCCCGCTTGTAAAATAAGAGTAATACAAGAATCAAAAGTAATAATGAATCGTCCTTTTAAAGCTTGGATTACGCCTACCAATGATATAATAAATTTTGATTATTTTGAAACACACTTTTTTTATTTAAAGAAAAAAAGTAATAATGCATTAAAAGAAGGCTATATTAGAGTTGTTGCAGATACAGATTTATATTTTGAAGTATGGAAATTAGATAATATAGTATTTAAAAGAATACACAATTTTTTTATAAAAAATTTAAAAAATGATACAAGAGAGATTTTTATTCAAGATGCATCTCTTAATAAAATTAAACAATATAAACCTCAATTTAAAGAATCTCAACTAGAAGAAGATTTACGATTATCTGATCTTACTAAGCATGCTGGAGTATCTGATCTTACTAGAATTTTTATGAAAGATAGACAAAAAATAAAAGGTGCTGGTAATATATCTGCAAAATTAGTCAAAATGAAAGTTAACAAAAAGAAAGGCTGGGTAACATTTGTATTCTTATCTGAGCCTACTTATACATTTGATACTCAGATAGTAAAACTAAAAACTTCTGATAAGAGTATGAGGAAAGATAATCTATATACACAAGAAATTAGAATTTTGGATATATTTTCTTTATTAAAATCAAATCCAGAATTTAAATCATTTAAAGATGTAACTATTGAGGAGATAAAAAAAGTTTTAAAGAATGCTGATGTTCAAGTAAGTTGTGATGATCCTAGTTTTTGGTGGCAAGGGGATGCATGGACACTTACCCAATTTGATGCTTCTATAATTCCTTGTGAAATTGAACCTAAACACTGGGGGAAATTTCATAATTATGGGGATAATTTTTTATGTAAGCATTTGAGTTTAATTTTTAATTCCATAGATTTTTACATTCCTATTATGGCAGGAATGATTTATAAATATTTAAATAGATAATTTTAAAACATAGATAGGATTGCACTCCGAAAAGTAAATAGATATCACCTTTATTTATCTTCTATGTTTTAAAATTATTCTATACCATTATTATTTTCAGAAAATATTGTTCAAAAATATCAATTAGAAAATAAAATAAAAACTAAATATAAAAATGGATTTTGGGATAAAAAAATTGTTTATCCTGCAGATTTTAATTCTTTTGGATGGACTTTATTTTGGAAATTATATAAAAATTATATTAATAAAGATTTTTCTCTTATTTCAAAAGAAATTTTTGAATCTCTTAAAACAATCTTACCAGAAATAGCGTTAGGTATTAATTATATTAAAAACGAGGAAAAGAAAATATTTATAGAAAATTATCCAACATAAAAATACTATAATTATTTAACAAAATAGAAAACCACTCAATTAAGAGTGGTTTTCTTTTGTCTAAATTTATTCTAAATTAAATAAGTGAATCAAGTGTCATAAGTCTTACAAACTTGGAATTTACAACTTTTGTGTCCTCGATGACTGCTGAATTCCCCTCGGTTACGAAGTTAGGGTATCTTAAACTGGAATCTATCTCTGTTAATGTGCCAAAAATTATTGAACAATCCATGGCTTCTTGAGGATTTTTGTAAACAAGTAACATTTCGTTAGTTGCAACAAGTGAAGCATCTGCTGGACAAGTATAAACATCCATATCAGAAAGTGTACCTGATTGATATACGCCATTTTTAACATCACCCATAACATCTTTCCAAAGATCATGGTTTTTCATATATTCAGTTGCTTTAGAACCAGCAACAATCTTATTGATACCACCTCTTTTGATGTCATCATAAATTACAGCACCAACTCTTCCAATTTCTGTAAGAAGTCTTTGTGCATGAGATTTATAACTGATTTCACCAGCTGCTGCAAAGTCTGTATCAAAAGTAGCAACTGCATTACTTAAAGCTACGCGCCTTGCTTGAGCTACTGATCTATAGTCTTTTGCTCTTGCATGTTCTTGACCAACAGCCATAGCCATATAGTCTTTAGCATCTCCAAGACCAGTAGTTTCAAACATAATTTGTGTCATATCTGAAATTCTATATCCAAGAGGCATAGGACGTGCATTAAAACGAGTTTTAACAAGTTCAAGACTCATTGTACCATAATTAGTATAATTAGTTGATTGTTCTGAGTTCCAATTATATACTGCAGTAATTGCTACGCCCGCTAAAGGACCAGCACCAGCATAGAAATTTAGAGTAATAACTCCAGTTGCATAAACAACAGTATTAGTTGCTGCTGGATCAAGAAGCGTTCCAACAAGAGTACCAGAACCATTATCAACAGCTATAATAGCGCCATCTAACAAAATTTGTGTTTTAAATGGGATAAGTGGAATATAAGTCATTGCACCAGATACGAATGTTATAGTACCAACACCAGCACCTGTTCCAACTGATCCATAAAATTCTTCACCAGAGTAATATGGTTTTAAATTTTCATAAGATCTTGTATTTGCAGTTGTTCCTCTAAGAGCTTGCTCATATGTTGCTTGAATATAGAACAGTGCATCATCTGTAGATGTAAGAGGATATTCTGTAAATATATCACCACGTTTAGAGTTAGCTGAACCTAGAAAAACTGCTTTAAGCATATGTTCTGGTTTTACTGATGTTCCAAAAGTAGTTGAATATAGATTTTCTTTAATAATCTGTTTGAGAACTTTTTCTTGATTTTCAAGCATAATGGCTGCTTTACGAATTTTAGCAGGATTAGATGCATATTTATCTAGCATTTCTTTTCCAACTAAATCTGTTTTAGACCATTTAGATACGCAAGCTTCACCAAGTTTGGATTTAGAACTCCATTCTTTATTGATAACTTCTTGCATTTGACCTTCACTTAGTTTTTCTGTTTGTCTTCCATGTTTCATAACTATTATTATACCTCAATTTGTATAAATTTTAATTTTATAAGTTTCTTCTTTTAAAAATTACTTTATAAAGTGTTCTTTAAATCATATATAAAATTGTTTATTTTCAAACTCAAGTGGATATTTTGAATGGCTGTTATTAGCTTACTTATTTAATTTATAAATTAGCTTTTTTGCTTCCTATAATAATCTTTTTTATTATTTATTAGTAAAAAATAATTTAATAACTTCTTACACTTTTTGATAATTATAAACTAAAAAACCTCTTTTATTTCTAAAAGAGGTTTTTCATATTTAAAAAAAGGAGTTATATCTTAAATTCGTATTTTTGAAATTTTTGATCTTTATTATCTTTTACTGATTCTCTGAGTTTATGAATATCATTACCAAATTTATTCTCAAACATAGAAACTTTTTTAACTGCTTCTAATAAAGATCTTGATTTAAGAATTTGTTTTTGAATGTCTCTTACAGCCGGTTTATTTCTTACAACTGCTTTATAATATTCAATAACTTCTTTTACTGGAGCTTTTGATTCTTTAACTTCAATTCTTTTTTTCTGAGTAATTGCTTCTTTTTTAGCAGCTCTTACTGCTGCCATTTTATCTTCATCTGATTCTTTTTCATCTTCTTCATCATCTTCTGATTCTTCTAATTCATCATCATCATCATCATCTGAATCATCTTCTTCTGCTTCTTCCATTTCTTCTTCTTCAGAATCGTCTTCATCAGTTTCTTTTACTAATTTTTTCTTTTTAGAGGTAATTGATTCTTTTTTTTCTTCTTTATCATCTTCCTCTTCTTCTGCTTCATACAAATCTTCATCATCTTCAAAGCCAAATGCATCATCTATAATATCATTTCCAGTATCTATAAAAGAATCTTCTTCATCATCAAATTCATATCCATATTCTTCTTCAAGAATTTTTTCAAGTTTAGATATTGTTTTTTCTGCAAGTTGAAGTGCTATTTTTGTTTTATTAATCTTTTTACTCATATTTTTTCTTTCCTCTTTAAACTTAGTAATATCTTGTTCTCTAAGTTGAGTATCTTCTTCATATATTTTTAAATCTGCATTTCTTTTTTCTATTTCTTCTATAAATAGTTTAATATCTTCTTCCATTTTTACTCTATCAGTAGAAAAGAGTTCAATATCTTCTTTCATTTTTTCTATTGATTTTTGAGTATCTTTATTAACAGCTTTTTCAACAATTACTTGCGCTTTTTGAAGGTTTTCTTTAAGAGTATTAATTGTTTCACAAGCTACTTGATACTTTTCAGTAAGAGTTTCTAAAGTTTCCTTAGATTCCTTAAGTTCTTTTTGAGCTAGTTCTTTTTGCTCAGCAAGTTTAGTTTGAATTGACATAATTGCAGTTTCAACTTGCGCTTTTTGTTCTGCCATTTCTGGAATAATTGTATCAGAAACTTCTTTTAGCTCTTTTATAGCTTCAACGTAGTTTTCTTTAGCAATTGCTTCCTTTATGGTAGATTTAATTTGGTTTTTAATTGAGAGTTCCAAATATTTATCCATGTTTTTTACCTCTACCGTTTTTTCTTTTAATTTATTAGTAATATCTTTTTCAATAATTTTTATTTCTTCTTTTATACTTTCTTCTAAATTCTCTTGAGTAGCATATACATTTTGAGATGGTTTTCTTACCCAATCGCAGTTTTCAAACTCGAAATCTTCAGTCATAACCGTTTTTCCGTCAGATTCAGATAAAGTCCCAAAGGCTACTGTACTAAAACCAACTTTACCACCGGCTTTTGCTTTTTCAAGTAATAATGATCCTATTGCACCAATACAATATAAATCTGCTGTTGCTATATTTTCACCAACTTTAAAATTTTTCCAGACCCCGGCAGTATCTAAAACACTACCATCTCCCTCTGCTGCATGGTCCGCCAAACAATCGGCCCCTTCAAATGTTTTTTTCTTTTCTACTTCAGTCCATAATTCTTTTGGGTAAATTCTTGAATTTGCATTTTCAATAAATCTAGTAACTGGTACATTTTTAAGTACACCACGACATTCATATTGTTTACCTGCTACAGCTTCAATAAATTTAGTTTCTATTTTAATATCATCTATATTAGGTAAATAAGAAATACTTTCAATAAGTAATATCTTATTTTTTTGTTTTGCTCTTTCTTCTAATGAAATCTTTGTACTCATATATTAACCTCTAAATGAAAATCTTCTTTTCCTTTATAATTATTAGTAATAATAAAATTGAAATTTTTAAATTCATCTAAAACTAAATTTAAATATTCTAACATATCTTTTTGTTCCCAATATTTTTCTATCAATTAAATTCCTTCAACTTTTTCTTGTAATGTTTTATATCTATTC